TTTGAAACCGATAAATCAGATGGTGTTATTGGGGGATGGATTAGGCGATATTTGCAGTCGTCTAAGATTTCTTCTCAACGTAAAATTCAGTTAGCTATGTCTCTTCAAAATGCTAAGAGAGCAGCTAAGGTTATTAGTTTGTTTAAACAACAACAAGCTATTGTCGATCATCAGCAAAATATGGTCGGTAATGGTTATAAACCTTACCCTAATACTGAATGGATGCTATCTGAGGTTAAACAAAAAGTACGTTCACTGACAAAAATCTATTATCCTCCGAACCTTGATGAAAAGATCCCTGTTTGGAGAACTCCTTCCTATGGTGCTTGCTTTGAGAACACTGGCATTAGAGGTGGCTCTAGTGAGTATTTTTGTAATAAATTCACGAAAGAATCTGAGTTAGATTATTGGCGCCATTATGGCATCGATAAAACTCCGAATTTTTGGAATTTTGAACAAAAATGGACTAGAGAGACTCTGAAGCAATTTGAAGAGCTTTCAATGACAGCACATCATTATGGTGACATTTCTTATAAAGAAAATATCCCTTTATTCTCCTTTGGCTTTAGTATCCGTGATATAAGAGAAAAGTTAAATAATAATATAACTTATCGAATCCTTAGTAACCAGCGTACGGCTTGCCGTTATTCTATGGTTCTCGAACCTTTTAAAGTCCGAGGCGTAACCATGGGAAATGCTGAGACTTACCAAATGGGTCGTCTTATACAACCGGTTTTACATGGCCAAATTAGAGATGAAAAGGGTCCTTTTCGTTTTATAGGAAAGAGACATAATGATGACGACATAAACGATGTTTATGACGGTACTATTCTTCATACGCCAAATTATTTTAATTATGTACGTTTATTTGAAGATTTTAGCATGGACAAGGAGTTTTCTGATAAGGATTCTCGTGATGTAAGAACCTTCTTAGTTGCAGGTGATTACAAAAACGCTACGGATAATATGCATCCGGATCTTCCTTATACATTTATAGAAGCTTTAAGAGAAAATAAAAGCTTTTCGGACCTTTGGTTAAATGTTCTTGAATTAACACTCAATGGTCATATTATCGATTATGAACCTATTTGTAATGGTCATACTGGTCTTGATTTTGCTGAATTCCCGGAATTTAAAATGAAAATTATTCAGGAATGGGGTCAGCTAATGGGATCTCCAACAAGTTTTCCTATACTTTGCATAGTTAATGCTTCTATGCTTTGGGCTGCTTGTGAGATCTATGAGAATCGGCCGTTATCTTGGAATCAAGTTTTAACTCGTTACCGTCCTCTTTTTAATGGGGATGATATCTCTTTTTCTTCTAATCCTCTTCACTATGATACCTGGGCTGTGTTATGTGCTGCATGTGGTTTATCTTTATCTCCTGGTAAGAACTATTGTTCTTCAGAGTTCGTTAACATTAATTCAACAAATTACTTTGCTGAAGAAATTATCGAATATGAAGATGGTTCCTATCGTTTAGGAAAGTTTAAAGAACTATTTGTGGTCAATGCCGGTCTTATAAAAGGTCAGTCTAAAGTGTTAGGGGACTCAGGAGATTATGTTAATTCTTTGGGATCAACATGTGATCAATTAGAAGAATGTATTCGTGTTGCAGATAATACTCAAAAGACAAGATGTTATCAAGTCTTTGAATATCATATGCGAGATAAATTAAAATCTTCTAAGAGACCATGGACTCTCCCAAGACTGTTTGGTGGACTAGGTTTACCTTTTGGTGAAAAACCATCTCTGCCTCAGTACCTTACGGCGTTATCTCAGTTTGAAAAATATCGAGATCTTACTGATGACTCATTACAAAAAATTAATGATAGACAAGCTAATGACTATTGGCGTCAGATTTGCAGTTTGCATAATATTGAAGTTGTTAAACCTATTCTCGTCCGTGATGACGTCAAAACTAGCGACTGTAATCAAGAACCGACCTTGTACGAAAATCCTTCTCTCACCCCCTCCTTCCTCAACTCTCCCGAAAGAGAGAGAACAATATCCGCTGCGAAGAGTTTATTATACAATAAACACCGAAAATCAACCGAAAATATTAACATTTACGATCAAATCTTCGGACTTCCAGAAGGAAAGAAAAAAGACTCCCTTAAGAAGAAACTTAAAAGAAATCTTATTAAAATTGAAAAAGGGCGTTCGGAAATCGAACAGAAGAGGTTAGGACATAAATTACAGGCTGAAAAGACTTATTGTCGATATTTAAGACGATGGAGTAAGCTTGTAGCTTCTATGAAGGGGAAATATGATAATGATATTAAAGTTCCTGATGACTACCAAGCCTATTTTGAGGGTTATACCCTTTCTAAAGGTGGTCTTCAGTCAGAAGTTTGTATCAACGTATCAAAATCCCTACAAATCTTGAACTAATGTTCATTAGAATTTGGTCAATAATATTAGATTACACAATGCAAATCTAATTACTGTAATAGTATTATTGATGGTTGCTCACACTATATTCTCTTGGCCTTCGCTGGG